CTGACCGAACTGCTGCTCAAGGCCCCGATTGACGAGTGGCCGCAGTTTATCCAGGGCTTGATCGACCTGGCCGAGCCGGGGTTCGAGGCCGACCTCAAACGGTTTCAGGCCGAGCAGATGCGCCGCGTGCAGCGCGCCATCGTGAGCAATGGCTGATCCAGCGATCCTGGCCGCGGTGTACGACTCGAGCGCCGAGGTCAACGCCCTGACGCAGCTCTACATTCGGCGTTACGGCGGGATGCTGCGCGCCGTCCACGGGCTGCTCACCAGGGCCACGAACCGAGCCGAGGAGCCCGTCGACGACGTAGCGATGCGGCACGTGCTCTTAGAGGCCCGTGCGCGAGCCGTCAAGGCCGATGCGACGACGCAGTTCGCCATTGCGGCCATGCTCGCGGAGGGCACGCGGAAGGGCCTGTCCGCGTCAGAAATCGCCTATGGCACGAAAGACTTCCCAGGCATCCAGGGCTTATTCAGCCAGACGTGGGCGAGCCGTCCGCAGACCATCGCGCGGACCGAGCTCCAGCAGGCGGCGCTCGTCACGGCCGTCGATCGCTTCCGCGCCGCTCGGGGCATCGTGCGGGCGATGGTCGCCCACGACGGCGATTATGACGCCCAGTGCCAGGCACGGAACGGCCGCGAGTACGCGCTCAACAATCCGCCGACGCTGCTCCACCCGAACTGCACGCTGACCGTTTCCCCAGTGTTCGTGTCGTGAAAACGCCTGGCGTCCTGGCGATCGTGGGCGACGAAACGGGATGCAGCATGTGGCGCGTCTGGCAGCCGTTTGCCGAGCTGTCGCGGCGCGGCTACGTCGCTGACTGGTGCCACCGCGACGATTCGGACAAAGTGCTGCCACTGCTCGCCCTCGGGCGCTACGACCTGATCGTGACGCCGCGGGTCGTCTGGCCGAGCGAAGGCATCGGCGACCAGTGGATCAGCGCGATTCATAAGGCCAGCATTGCCTGGTGTTATGAGGTCGACGACGATGTCTACTCGCCCAGCATCGTCAAGCGCCAGGCGGGCCTGTTCGAGTCCGAACGGATCAAGGGCCATGCCCAACTCGACTGGGAACGCCGCGAGCGGATCAGGCTGCTTGAGCAGGCCGATGGCGTGACGGTGACCACGACGCGCCTGCAGACGATCATCCAGGCCAAGGTGCCGACGGCGCAGGTCCAGGTCGTGCCGAACAGCATCGATGCGCGCTGGTTTCGTGAGACGCTGCGCGGCTGTCAGCGGGTCGTGCCACCGCTCAGCATCGGCTGGGCGGGTGGGACGCGCGCCGACGACGACCTCTTACCGCTGGCTGCGGCATGGGCTGAGGTCGCGCGGCGCTATCCCAAGGTCAATTTTTCCGTCCAGGGCCACATTCCGCAAGTCCTGTACGACGCGATCCCGCCCGAGCGGCGCTACACGCTGCCGTGGCTGCCGCTCGAGGAGTATCCGCGAGCATTGTTGAACGTCGATATCGGCTGTTGCATTGTGGCGCCGACGCTGTTCAACACCAGTAAGAGCTGTATCAAGTGGTATGAGATGACTCTGGCAGGGGCCGCCTGCGTTGTGAGCGACACGCTGTACGGAACCGAGGTGTCGCACGGCGAGGACGGCCTGGTCGCATCGTCGACGCAGGACTGGATTGACCATCTGAGCCTGCTGGTCGAGTCCGCGGCGCTGCGGCGGGCGCTGAACCGCAATGCGCGCTACACGGTGATGACCAAACATTCGCTCGAGGCGAACTGGTCGCGCTGGCCGCAGGCGTGGGCCGAGCTGCTCAATACGTTCTGGTCGCAGCCGCGGTTGGTGCTCGCGTCGTGACGCAGCCGACGCTGCCGAATCCGAACGTCGGGCTCAAGACGGGCAAGCCATCGCAGCCGACGATCTGGGCCTGGCTGCGGCGGGTGTTTGGCCGATGAGTCTGCCGCAGTACCTGTGCCCCGTGTGCGGCAAGCTGGTGCTCGCGACCGACGCGAAAGGCGGCACGGCGCAGGGCAAGTGTCCCGTCTGCAAAAAGGTCCGCACGTTCCCACTGCCGCCGCCCGCGGTGTATATTGCGCACAAGACGTAGTCGTTACGGGCCACTGAGCCCCGTTTGTTCCGAAAGGCCACTGAGCCTGGGAACAGTCGGGAGCAGCGCGCCCAGTGGACTACACCGCGGTCCCGCTAGAACTCGTCGAGCTAAAGGCGGGCTCGGACGGCTGGCAGTTTTCGGCGTACGCCTCGACCTTCGGCAACACCGACCACGTCGGTGATGTCATCCTCGCCGGCGCCTTCGATCGCACCCTGACCACGCGTGAGCATCGGCCGCTGCTGTGGCAGCACGACATGCGCGAACCCATCGGCATTGAGAAGTCGCTGAAGTCCGACCACCACGGGCTGCTCGGGACGTGGGAGCTGATCGACACCCAGCGCGGCAGCGACGCCTACAAACTGCTCAAACGCGGCGCGGTGCGGTCGATGAGCATCGGCTACATCCCCGAGGTCGTCGAGTTCCGCGAGAACTCGGACGCGCGGCACATCAAACAGATCGAGCTGCTCGAGAACAGCCTGGTCAGTATCCCCGCGAACGACCAGGCGCTCGTGCAGTCGGTGAAAACGACCGTCCTCAACACCAGCGTGAGTTTCGAGGCCCTGGTCGCCCAGATCAAGGGCCACATTCTGTACGGGTTAGACGAGGCGGAAGCCCTCTACGCCCGCCGTGCCGCGGAGGGGCGCCGCCCATCCGAAGCACACATCGGTGCCGTCGAGTCCATGCGCGACGAGCTGAAAGGCTCACTCGCGCGGCTCGAGGCGATGACGACCGTAGCCACTCCAGACGCGAAGGCGTCGGACGAGGTGCTGCTGCGGCTTGAACTCGCCCGGCTCAGGCTTCGGCACGCCGGTCTAAAGGTCTAACGCCCATGTCGATGACCCTCGTCGAGGTCAACACCGAAATTAGCAAGCTGCTCGAGTCCGCGGATGCGATCAGCACCAAGTACAGCGGCAAAGATATGCCCAATGAGGACCGCGAGGAACTCAAGCGGCTCCTCGGCGAAGTGAGCACCCATGAGACGGCGCGGGCGGGGCTGGTCGAGGTTGAGGATCTGCGCGAGCAACTCACTTCGTCACGCGACCGCATGTCCCAGAGTGTCAAGGCGCGCCGCCCGATCTATGGCGACGACGAGCAGATCGCCCCAGGTCGGCGGTTCAGCCCTGGTCGCCAGTTCGTGGAGGACCGCGGCTACCGCGAGCTCAAGCACAACGGCACCTTCACGAGCGCCCTGAGCCGCGTCGAGTTCGCGGTCAACATGGCCGAGGGCACCAGTCTTATTAACTGGGCGACGAACCAGAAGGCGCTGCTGCGCGGCGGCTCGAGCACCTCGGGCGGTGGGTTTGTCCTCGAGGACCACCAGCCAGGGTATCTGGACATTCTCCAGCGTGAGATCAACGTCCTCGACCTGTTGCCGCGGTCACCGACCACGTCGGACACGATCGAGTACGTCCGCGAAGACACGTTCACCAATAACGCGGCGTTCACCGCTGAGGCGACGGGCTTCACGGCGACGAGCCTCGGCGGGACGGGCGTCAAGCCAGAATCGGCCCTGGCCTACAGCACGCAGACGAGCCCAGTCAAAACCATGGCGCACTGGGTGCCTGTTACCAATCGGATGCTGGCCGATGCGCCCGCCATCCGCGGGATCATCGATGGCCGTCTGCTGCTCGGGCTGACGCTGGTCCTCGAGACGCAGGTTGTTTCGGGCGATGGCTCGGGTGAGAACCTGACGGGCATCTTCAACGCCTCGATTGCGGCGGTATCGAAGGGCTCGGACAGCATCGCGGACGCGCTCTACAAGGGTCGCACCAATGTGCGGAACATCGGCCACGGCCGCCCGAGTGCGTACCTCATCAACCCGACGGACTGGCAGACGGTGCGCCTGTCGCGGGAGTCCGCGGCGACGGCGACGCCAGGCACGTATCTGTTTGGCCCACCGAGCCAGGGTGGCGCGACCACGTTGTGGGGCCTGCCAGTGGTCGAAAGTGAGGCGGTGCCCGCGGGCAAGGCGCTCATTGCCGACTGGGCGCAGGGCGGGACGCTGTTCGATCGCGAGCAGGGCAACGTCCGCGTCGGGACGATCAACGACCAGTTTATTCGGAATATCCAGACGATTCTGGCCGAGCTGCGGGTTGCCTGGGTCATCTGGCGGCCGTCGATGTACTGCCAGGTGACGGGCCTGTAGGTCGGGCTACAGGTCGGAGTCGGACGATGCGGTGGTGGCAGTGGTTCCCTCTCGTGCTGCTGCGCCGCCGCATCGTTCCGCGCGCCCCGCGAATCATCCACGACAAGACGCTGCGCGCCGGCCGCGACTACGCCGCCCCGCAGCCGAGGTACGAAACCAAATGAGCCCCTGGTTATCGGTCGTCATTCCCACCATTGGGCGACCCACGTTGCATCAGACGCTGGATTCGATCGACGCCCAGCCCGAGTCGGGCGAGGTCGAGGTGCTGGTGGTCGCGGATACGCACGGCGGGTTCACGGGCGGGCTGCTCGAAGTCCAGGCGCGCATCGACCGCGAGCGCGACCACGACCGCTACGTGTGGCTCGAGGTCGATGGCGGCCAGCACTGCTGGGGTCAACCGCAGCGGACGGCCGGCGCGCGGCTCGCCAGTGCGGAGTGGGTCTGGTTCAGTCAGGACGACAACATCGCCGCGGCGGGCGCCTTCGCGGCCATCCAGCGGGTGGTGGACCACCTCGACCGACCACGGCCATTGTTCTTCCGCTGGCTGTCGCCGTGGCGCGAGTTGATCTGGCGCGACCAGCATCTGGTGCTCGGCAACATCGACGCCGATTGCATCGTCCTGCCCAAACGGATCGCCGCCCAGATTGAGTGGGGCTTGCGGTACGAAGGCGATTTTGACGCGGCCGTGGCGGCGGTGCATCTGGCGGGTGACGAGCTGGTCTGGTGTGAGTCGCTGGTCAGCATCGCGCACCCTGGCATGGCGGATCGCTGGTGGGAGGAACAGGCGGCATGACGACGACGGTCGCCATCACGCGCCTGAACATCGGCTGCGGCGAGTTTCGGATGCGCGAGCCGCTCGGGTCGGGTTGGGTCAACGTCGATAGCGACGAGCACTCGCAGGCCGAGCTGGTGCTCAGCGTGCCGCCGCTGCCGTGGGCGACGGACTCCATCGCGGAAATCTACGCGGGGCATTTCCTCGAGCATCTCGATCGTCCCGTGGCGACCGAGTTCCTGCTCGAGTGTTATCGCGTCCTGGTGCCTGGCGGACGGGTCGGCATTGTCGTGCCCGACACCCGCGAGGTGATGCGGCGCTACATCAGCGGCGACGCGGCCGAGATGCAATTCCCCGAGGGCAACTTTCTGGATCTGCGCGACCTGGACGACCTGTGCGCGGGGATTCTGTTCTCGACGCTGCAACCGAGCCGCCACCAGTGGGCCTCCT